TTTAATGTATTTGGTTCTGAAGTTAACTAAGGGGTAAAATGGCTGTAAAAAGCTTAAAGCGTTCTAGCGTTAGGTCTACCCAAAAAACTAATAGCATGCTAGCTGGATACAGCTTTCAGGATTTTGAATTAATTGAGTCTGTCTTTTTAGCTTCTGGCGCATCAAGTGTCACATTCAGTAATTTGAATCAATATGCGACTGATTACAAGCATTTCCAAATAAGATATACCGCAAGAACAAATAGAACAACTTTTGCAAATGATGTTCTGAAAATAAGGTTTAATTCTGATACAACGAATTATAATGCTCATATTCTTTCTGGCGGAGGAACATCTGGCTTTCAGTCAGGCGTAGTCTCTGACCAGTCACTTGGTGCTACTGGTCTAGGAAATACCACTACTAGCATTGGGGCCTCTGGTAATTTTGGTGTTGGCGTTATTGATATCTTAGACGCATATTCGAGTAAAAATAAAACTTTAAAATGCTTATCTGGCTATCATCATTCGAATACTGCAGTTGCGGACTATGCTGCTGTTAGAATTTCACTTTCCTCCATGTTGTGGATTAATAGCCAGGCAATTTCTACTCTTATTCTAGAACCTTTACTCGGAACCGTTTTTGTATCGGGCTCCCGCTTCTCTCTTTACGGAATACGATAATGCCAAAGCCTACATACATTCAGTTAAACAGCGTGACTCTTGCTGCTGCAAGCTCATCTGTGACTTTTAGCAATATCCCACAAAATTATAGGGACTTGGCTCTAATCCAGACTGGCACCAGCACAAACACTAGCATAAATTCATTGCAGGTGAGAATGAATAACGATTCCGGCTCTAACTACGCTGGTGTTGTAATGGCGGCTGACGGGGGATCTTTATCTTCAGCTGCTTTTAATGACAGCGGGCACATTGTTGGATATGCAATTAATACTGGAGTTGTTGTTAATATAGTAGATATTATTGATTATTCAGCAAATGATAAACATAAAACCGTTTTATCTAAACATAACACGGCAAGCGATAGTAGGGTTAGGTATGGCGCAACTAGATGGGCAAGCAATGAAGCGGTTACGTCTCTCATCTGTCGTGTTGATACTGGTGCCAACTGGAACGCTGGATCGACCTTTACCCTTTATGGAATCGAGGCGTAATGTCATACACACTTATTGAACGCAAAGAACTCACCTCAAATTCTGCAACTGTAGAATTTACATCTATACCGCAAATTTTTGATGACCTTATTTTTCTTATTTCGCCCAGGGGTAGTGGAGCTGGTCAAATAATAAATGGCGGTGCCATGACGCTCAATGGTAGCAATAGTATAAGCTTTAGGTCTTTGTTTGGAAATGGATCAACGACCAACGTTAATGCTGGTTCTGATGGATATTACGCATCTTTTCCAGGAGATGGAGCTACCGCCAACACGTTCGGAAATATTTCAGTATATATACCAAACTACAGGCTTTCTCAAAGTAAAGGCATATCCATTAATAGCGTCACCGAACACAATGGAACTCAATCTAACCAAGAAATTTTGGCTGGCATTTGGGCGAATAATAACGCAATCACCTCAGTAAGCTTTACAATATTTTCGCATAACTACGTTCCTAACAGCAGCTTTTCACTTTACGGCATTGACCGTCAGCAGGCGATTGGCGCACCTAAGGCTGTTGGTGGTCAGATTAGCTTTGCTAATGGTTACTGGGTGCACAGCTTCACTGGGTCTGGGACCTTTTACACACAGGAAGATTTAGAGTGTCAGTACTTAGTCATTGCTGGAGGCGGCAGTGGCGGTGGCCATGACCGTGGAGGTGGTGGTGGTGCTGGAGGTTATCGCTCATCTGTCTTTGGTGAGATTTCAGGTGGCGGTTCATCTGCAGAGGCAAGACTTTCTCTTGCCGCAAGAACTAGCCATATGGTTACAGTGGGTGCGGGTGGTTCTGGTGTTGGAGCCAATACACTAGGTATCAGCGGTAATCCAAGTACGTTTAGTTCTATCACTGCAATTGGTGGTGGTGCTGGTGGTCAGATTAACTTTAATTCTGGAATCGGAGTACTTGGTGGTTCTGGAAGCGGTGCTGGTATTTCCCCTGGAGGTGAACAGACAAGGGCAGGTGGCTCTGGTACCACTAATCAAGGTTTTGCGGGTGGTTCCTCTTTCCATAACTACGTTAATTTTGGAAACGCTGGTGGTGGTGGTGGTGCTGGGTCAGCAGGCACGGGAGTTGTAAATACTTCAGGTGTAGGAAACGGTGGCGCTGGAGTTACTTCAAGCATAACGGGCTCTGCGATTACTAGGGCTGGCGGTGGTGGCGGTGGTTCTGGAAGCGTTGCGGTTGCTACTGGTGGCTCTGGCGGCGGTGGAAACGGTGGTCTAAGCATTGCACCTACATCAGGGCTTGCAAATACTGGAAGTGGCGGTGGAGGAACAGGTGGCACTAATACTGGTACCTCTGGAGCTGGCGGCTCTGGAATCGTAATCATTAGATACAAGGCATAATACTATACTTTTAAACCACATTATGATATAATTAAAAAAGGAGTTGATCAAAATTAGTCACTTTGCAGAATTAGACGAAAACAATATTGTCACACGTGTGCTTGTTGGAGATAACAATATGCCTAATGAGGGCTACGATTGGTTTGTAGAAAACCTTGGTGGCACATGGGTTCAGACAAGTTATAACGCAACCTTCCGTAAAAATTATGCAGGAATAGGATATCGCTATGACGAAGATCTTGATGCCTTTATTGCTCCCCAGCCTTTTCCATCCTGGACTCTTAATGAAGTTACAGCGAAATGGATGTCACCAATTCCATACCCTCAAGATGGCAGGGTATATAATTGGGACGAAGAAACACTAACATGGAAAGAAGTAGAAACTAATGTCTGAAGAAACACTTATGAAGCTAGTCGTTAACTGCGAGACTGGCGAACAGAAATACCTTCCACTATCTGCTGAAGAAATCGCAGAACGTGAGCAGATGGCTATTGAAGCTGCAACTGCAGAAGAAACACGTCTGGCTGAAGAGGCTAGAGTTGCTACTCTTAAAAGCTCAGCAAGAGCTAAGCTTGTAGCTGGACAGCCACTCACTGAAGAAGAAGCAGCTACCCTAGTTATCTAAGGGGCAGGGTATGATAAGATCAGCTGCTCAATCCTCAATAGTTAATGACACTAAATATACATCTATGTCAGCTGGCATTGTGCCGTCCTCTGAGTATTTGATTGAAACAGCGATAGTTGGTGTTGGTGGTGCTACAGATATTGTTTTTAGCAATCTAAGTCAACACATTGGTATTTATAGACATTTAAAAATATGCGGAACAGCAAGAACAAGCAATGGCGGAGCACTTGATTTTATTGCTTATCGTTTTAATGGAGATGCTGGCACTAATTATACAAGACACGCACTATTTGGTACTGGCTCATCAGCAGGGAGCTATGGCTTGGCCAATACCACCTTTGGTTCTGACATAGATGGGCCAGCTAGTACTGCACCTGCAGGAGCTTATTCAGCCACTGAAATAGATATTTTAGATGCTTTTTCAACTAATAAATTTAAAACTGTTAGGGCTTTTAATGGAAGTGCAGGAGTTCAAGTGGGACTAGCCAGTAGTCTTTGGAGAAATACTGCTGCAATAAACCAAATTAGAATTTTTAGTGGTAACTCTGCAAATCTTGTACAAGGAACCAGATTCTCTCTTTATGGGGTGACAGCGTAATGGCACTTCAGTCAATGATGGCTTTATCTTCAATTACTTTGCAGCAGGCAGTTCCATCAGTAAATTTTTTTGATATTTCGCAAAATTATCGTGACTTGGTTTTAGTAACACAGTCTCCAGCTTCTGATAATGGAGAGACTCTTAAAATTAATAATGATAACTCAAACTATTCTTCAAGCATATTGTATGCTTTTAGTGGAAACACTTCTGGCCTTTCTTATACAGATACGCTTATTAGAGGAACAACAAGTTCTAACCTTCAAAGATTTTTTATATATACAGTTATGGATTACAGTTCTACTGATAAACATAAAACAATTTTGGTTAGGGGAAACGAAGGAATTGCATCCTTGATGGTGGCAGGTTCAAGGTGGGCATCAACATCTCAAGTTACATCTTTGTTAATTGAAAAAGTTGGTAATTTTCCAATTGGAACAACTTTTAGTCTTTACGGTAGGATTGCCTAATGTTAAAGTATCATATTCAAACAATTGAGTTAGGGTCAGCCCAAAATGCTATTCAATTTAACTCTATCCCACAAAACTATGATGATTTATATGTTGTTTGGTCAACTAGATATGTGTCAGAAAATACCACAAAAACTTCAATTTTTTTCAATAATTTAAGTTCTAATTTTAGTTATAGATTGCTTCAGGGTGATGGATCTTCTACGGCAGTTGGCACTAATACCCTAGCCTTAGGTGGAATAAACAACGGTAACAATACTACAGCCAATGCCTTTTCAAACAATCAAATGCTTATACCAAACTACAGGTCTAACTTAATAAAAAGTTATTCAGTAGATGCAGTAAATGAAAATAATGCAACTACATCATTTCAAGATATATGGACTGGTTTATGGAATAATACTGAACCAATAACTAGTTTGACTATTAGCGGCACCTCTGCTTTAGCTATTGGATCCTCGGTTTCTCTTTATGGCATTAGACGTGGAACTGACGGAATCATTAATTTACAGCCAGCCTATGGTGGAACAATAACTACTTCTGGTGGCTATACAATTCATACTTTTAATTCGTCTGGAACCTTTACGACTACAAGACCACTTCAGTGCGAGTACTTGGTTATTGCTGGTGGAGGTGCTGGTGGTCTTGTTAATTATAATGCAAATGCAACAACTGGTGGTGGAGGAGCAGGTGGTTATCGCACTTCTGTTGTAGGAGCTCAGTCTGGTGGTGGTGCTTCCGCAGAAGCAATCTTAAGTCTTCCAGCACAAGGAAGCTATGCAGTTGTTGTTGGTGGAGGTGCACCAGGTGCAACCAGCGTTAGTGTAAATGGAACATCTGGAGTATCATCATCTTTTGCTGGAATATCTACAGTAGGTGGTGGTGGTGGTTCAAGTGGTGAAAGCGGTGTAGGAGGAGCCAGCGGTGGTTCTGGTGGTGGAGGAGCGTTTAGGTTTGGAACACCGCCTGGAGGTGCAGGAACAGCTAATCAAGGCTTTGCTGGTGGAAATCCATCAAGCAATATCAATACTGGCGGTGGTGGTGGTGGTGCAGGAGCTGCAGGTGTGTCTCAAGCAGCCAACTCTGATTTATTATATGGAGGAGCTGGACTTGCAAATTCTATTACTGGAACATCTATAATTAGAGCTCGTGGTGGCCAAGGATCTTATGCTGGAGGATCTTCCTTTATTGATGGCCCAGCTGGAAGTGGTTCTGGTGGTTTTGGATATTCAACTTCTTTATCTCCTAATCGTGGAGGAAATGGTGGGTCAGGCGTAGTTATTATTAGATATTTAACTCCCTAGTCTTTACAAACCACCCAAACCCTGATATAATATTATAAGGAAAGAGGGATCATGGACTACGCATCATTACTAACACCAGAACAAAAAAGAAGCTTGCTAGAAAACCGCATTCAGCAGTTTGCTTCAGAGGCTTATCAGTACAGTCTTAATCTAAAGACCGCAGAATCTGTGGGTACAGAAGAACAAGTAGAAGGTATTAAAAAGTCAATAGAGATTCTTGAGTCAGCCATTAAGGTTCACCAAGATGAGCTGTCTAAGCTTCCACCAGCCTAGACAAAGCTCTAGGGATACCCTGTCATTAATTTGGCAGGGTATTTCTATTAGTATGATAAAATAAGGTAGGAGAATAATGGCAAGCACCCTATCTAATCTATATGTTGAGAGAGCCAGTTCTGAACATCCCCTGGCTTTATGGATGCTAAATGAACAGGTAGATTACGTATCCCAAATTACAGAAGCTGAAAGACAGTTTGAGCTATTTGCTACTTGGCAACTAACTAACGCTGAGGCCATTTCAGAATCTAGTAGGGCTCTTGGTGCACCCTTCTTAGACTCTGCTACCTCTAGAATTATAGGTGCTATTCCACCTACCCCAACTATGGATATTGTTCTTACAAGTCAGTATCTTTTGTCTGATGATCTTGTTTCATCCCTTGCAAATTTTAATATTGGCATGTATATTAATTTACAGACTGCTCTTGCCAATACCGTTTCAATTGGCTACAAATATACTGACGTAGAAACCTCAGAAGAAGTTGAGGTTCTATCAACTCAGAATGTTAGACCTAGCTACAGAGGGAAATGGACATTTTTCTCAAACACCTTTGATCTACCACCAGGCCCTCTTGTTGCTGAAGACATAAAGCTTGTTATCAAAGTAAATGTTTCTCAAGGAGATGTTGCTGGAGGGTATGATTTCTTTATTAATGGTTTGTCTGTTGGACAGTGGTCAGAAGAGTTCAACAAAACATCTTTTGGTGTAACACCTAACCCAATGCCACTTGATATTGCTTTGCCATCTAACTTTAAATCTCTGCCTGCTTTTCCATATGGAACATCAGGAGAAAATGCATATTACCTATCTCAAGGCTTTCAGCTATTTGCCAAGAACTTTGGTGTGCCATTGGTTTTTGGTTCATCTAACGTAACCAAGATAAGCCCAAATGTTTATAATAACATTAACTATCCTTCCCTAATTTTTCCAGGGTATGGATTCTTAAACGAACGTGGTAGATACAACAACTACACAATAGAAATGTGGATTAGAGTAAACGCAGAGTCATTGGGCACCAGAAGAATCTTTGGTCCAATTGCATCTACAGATGGGTTGTATGTTGATGGAGCATTCCTAACTCTTAAAATAGGAAAGTCTGTAGCCTCACATTTTGTTGGTGATTGGTTTAGACCAATGCTTGTTCATATTAGGCTTGTTGGCGATTCAGCAATTTTGATTCTTAATGGTGAAGAAGTTATTAACCTAGACATTGATCAAGCAACTATTGAATTGCCTTCAGAATTTGACAATGCTGCTAAGAGCCAAGACTGGCTAGGATTCTACGCTTACGAAGATGTAGATCCAATTGACATAGATACATTCTCTATCTACTCTTACTCAATGCCAACAGACGTTGCCAAAAGACGTTGGGTATGGGGTCAGGCAGTGGCATCTCCAGAACAGACAAACTCTTCCATTAACTCTATTACAGCTTTTAACGATTATGCTTTTGCTAATTATGCAGCTAACTATAACTACCCTGATTTTGCAAACTGGAAGCAGGCATTTTTTAGCAACGTAAACGCTGAAAGCAGATCTTTATCTTTGCCAGATTATGCTCTCCCAGACTTTAGGCTTGGCAACAAGACCGTAGAAGAGCTGTATGCTGCAAACTTTACTCCACTGTTGGGACAAGAGCCAGACCGCCTTATTGGTGAAAACTATATAACCCTATCACCAGGTACAGGCTGGGAATCACAAACAGATTATATATACTTTGAAAACTTTGCAATTCTTAATGAGCCAGTGCAAACAGTTTATGGTGTGTTTAAAACTGACGGTACAGAAGAAGACAAGCCACTACTTAAAATAACAAACAAGCTAAACAACAACTACATCTTAATTTCTATAGACCAATCTACTGTAAGCTATAAAACAAACTTTGATGGCACATCCTACACTGTAGCAACTAAGACTATTATTCCTAACGAAAAGTTTGCTGTTGGTTTAGATATTCAAAAACTTTCTCAGTCGCAAGACTCTGAGATAAACAGATTCTTTACAGATCAGTCTTCTCTGGACATGTATGTAGCTGGAGATGGAACAGATAAGTTTGATGGAAAGATTTATAGGGTAGGATTTGACGCAGCCTATAACAGCAGAAAAACTTCTTGGATGTACGACGATAATGGCATTGTCTTGCCAAATATTCAATACACAATTACTGATGCAGTATTTGAAGATAACGAAGTTACCTTTACAACTTCAGAGAATCACAACTACCTAATAGGCGATAAGCTAAACATTTCAGGAATTGTTTCTGATCCTGAAGATGAGTTTGACCTTGAGAATCAAATAGTTACAAGAATAACAGATGACACTTTTACTATCTCAAATACAGCAGACGCTGACTATATTTCTGGGGGGACTGTAACTGACAGTGCAAATATTTTATTTAAACATACCGCCAACTATACGCTAACTTCTATTACAAAATATGACCTTGCATTCCCAGACATCGCAGTCGCAGGGTATTGGGAAGACTACATGCCACTATCATACTTTAGCAAAGCCATTGTTGACTATGACGAAGAGTTTAATTATGAGCTAGATTCTATTCAGTTTAACCAAGATTTTCCACAGCCACCAAAATCAGCAGCTAGTCTACAGACATCTCAGTGGACATACTCTGACCTACAGATTGAATACTCAATCCCTGTAATTCTTACATACGAAGATCTTAATAATGAGTTTTACACTGGCTGGGAAAACTATGAGCAGATGTCTCAGAATTCTGTTAGAACAAACTTTTATGACACAGGAGACAGCGTTCTTCGCAGCTATATTTCTTTCCAAAGAGTCAAGGATGGTGCAAACAGAAACTTGGCAGACTTTGAAGTATTTGCAAAACCACTTACTTCTGGAATTATTGACCCAGCAGGTTTTGACCTAGACTGGCAGCAGGCAGCTTTTGAGGTAACAAGTGGAACAATTATCTATCCACCAACTGCTACATACTCAACCAATAATCGCATAAACTTTGAAGACTATGCAATCGTGTACCACTTAGACTTTAAGTCAGATGGAATCTTGCACCACCCAGTTAGATTCAAGGAGCTACAGCTAGCTTCTCAGGTTCTTGAAAGAACTGATTTTACTCCTGTTGGCTCACGATTTGGTATTCCAGTTTACTATTACACAAAGAATGGTTTGTACTACGATCTCAAGGCAAAGAACCCAATTGCTACTTACAAAAAGAGCACACCTTATCTATACCTAGACAGGCACAGTGGCTGGAAGATACGAGGAGAGTTCAGTTCTCTAATTGATCGTGGAATTGCTATTCCTATTAATCTTCCTGCCGCAGAAAAAACTGAAGTAAGTTCTATTCAGATGTGGATACGATTTGCTGAAAGAGATTTCCCAGAAGATCCAATCATGGTATTTTCAATTGAACACAATGATGGAACATACGACTTCTTTATTCAGGCTGACTCAAGTGGTAAGCGTGGATACATTTTTGGGGTAAACAGAGAAACTACAGAAGTTCTTGATGATATTGGCTACTACCTAAATGGTCAATCAGTCTACGCACCATTCCTAGTCCAAGAAGAGTGGGCAGTCCTAGGACTTGAATTCTCAGACCTACTAGACTTTAGTTCTAGGACTGGAAGAATTAGTCTTAATGGGCCATTGACTTACAACAACATATCTTACAACCTAGCTACAAACATTGAAAAGAACGAGACTCTACAGACAAGAAGCTGGTCAGACATGCTAAGCATTCACATTGGTGGAGTTACTGCAGTTTCCTCAACAGGAACAGAAGTTACTTACACAACCACAAACACCTTTATTGAGGGTGAGGTTGTAACCATATCTGGCGTAATTCCAGATCAGTTTAACGTCACAAATGCTGTAGTTACATCAGCCACAGGAAACAACTTTACAATTGCTAGCACTGCCACAGGTGCCTATATCTCTGGAGGCACTGCAACTTCTGGAAAGTGGGAAGACCTACAGACAGACCTTGAGGTTTTGGATGGCAGCACTCCTCCTTACAGGTGGCAGCAGGTTAAGGTTATTAGTGAAAGCAGAGTATTCACCATTGATCCAAAGGCGATTTATGAGAAGTACACTGGTTCTAACAGAATCGTACTTGATGATGAATCTAGAGGAATTTTGATTGACCCAGACAGAATTAGGGTTTTTAAGGATATTTCTTGGTCTGAGCGCTTGAAGGTTCCAGTATAATATGGTATACTAATGGTTATGGAAAATGACATTTTATCAAAAGTTGGTAACGTTCGTAGACAGGTTATAGAGACAGATGTTGACTGGGGCCTGTACGTATACAAAAAAGCAAATGGAAAGTACTTCACAGATGGCGAAGGAAACGTCCTAAATATTCCCTCAATGAAGGGTGATCTTTCAAAGATTGCAGAGCTTTTTTCTGCAGCTAAGTATTACGGTGATTCAGGAGACGGAGAAGTCAAGTTTGTTCCTGGATTGACCAGGGTATCTGACGAGACATACTCAGAACAAGTAGACCGCATGAAGCAGGGTTACATCCCATCCATGAATGACCTAGGTGCTTGGCAGGATGCTCAAAAGACTCTAGACACATACGGACAAGAAGCATTGGAAGCTGACTAATGAGCGACAACGAATACTACATTGGGGCATCACTAAATACCCAAGAAGAGCCTGCAAACCAGTTTAAGGGACAAGACCCATTTAATAAAAGCTGGGATGAGCTAAAGGGCTATGCTGGATTAGAGAAAAACTTTAAGCGTAGAACTGAAAGACTCATCAAGGCGCAGTATGACTATGCAACACCAAACAACGCAAACCCTGCTTCAGAGCAATACCTGACCTCTGCTTCGTCACGACCAACAGGTATTGATGGAACTGAAAGCAAGCAGATTAATCCTGGCTCTGTTTACAGAAACGGCTACGGTCTTTTTGATGTCATTACCCCACCATACAACATGTATGAATTGGCAAACTACTACGACTCTTCATTTGCAAACCACGCAGCTATTGATGCAAAGGTTGCAAACATTGTTGGTCTAGGATATTCATTCCACGTAACTGATCGCACTGCTCTAAGCCTTGAGTCAAGAGAAGATAGCTCAGCAGTTGAGAAGGCTCGTAAGAGAATTGAAAGAATGAAGATTGAGCTAGGTGACTGGCTAGAATCTTTGAACGACGATGATTCTTTTACTACTACAATGAAAAAGGTTTTGATTGACTACGAGTCAACTGGAAATGGTTATCTAGAAATTGGAAGAACTGCACTAGGGCAGATTGGTTATGTTGGTCACGTACCAGCAACAACAATTCGTGTTCGCAGACTTCGTGATGGGTACCTTCAGATTATTGGAAACAAAGTTGTTTACTTTAGAAATTTTGGGGCAAACAACGCAAACCCAGTAACAGGAGACCCAAGACCAAATGAAATTATTCACTACAAGTCTTACTCTCCTCTTAATACTTTCTACGGCATTCCTGACATTCTTTCTGCTGTAAGCTCTCTTGTTGGAGACTCACTTGCTGCACAGTACAACATTGATTACTTCCAGAACAAAGCAGTGCCACGCTATATTATTACTCTTAAAGGTGCAAAGCTATCTGCTGATGCAGAAGACAAGATGTTCCGTTTCTTGCAGACTGGTCTAAAGTCTCAGTCACACAGAACACTTTACATTCCTCTACCTGGAGATTCAGATGGCAACAAAGTTGAGTTTAACATGGAGCCAATTGAAAACGGTATTCAGGATGGATCATTCAAAGAGTATCGTAAGCAAAATAGAGACGACATTCTAATTGCACACCAGGTTCCAATCTCAAAGCTTGGTGGTTCAGGAACAGGTATTGCAGCAGCTCTTTCTCAGGACCGTACGTTCAAGGAGCAGGTAGCTAGACCAGCACAGGAGCATCTAGAAAAGATGGTCAATAAGATCATCAAGGAAAAGACAGACATCCTAGAGCTAAGGTTCAATGAGCTAACTCTTACAGATGAGATTGCACAGTCCCAGATTCTAGAGCGTTATGTTCGTAACAAGATTATGGTTCCTAACGAAGCTCGTGAACTGCTAGATCTTCCACAGCGCAAAGATGGCGATCAGCCAATGGAGCTAAACCCAAGACAGGCAGCAGACGCAGCCGCAAACACAAGACAGACCAGAGAACGTGATGCAGAAAGAACGAACAGCTCTTCTGACAGCCCAGCTACAATTTCTGGCAGAAATGCCCAGGGTGAAGGCAGATCAAGCCAATAGTGTGATATACTATAAAAAGTTATAAAACTGATAAAATATTTGCTATAATTAAAGGGATATGAATATTAACAAAGCTCACTGGGTGACTGAAGGCGACAACGTCCGTCTATCAATGCCTATTGGCAAGGTTGATAAAGAGCGCAGAATGGTTTCTGGTTTTGCTACCCTTGACAACGTAGACAAGCAGGGCGATGTAGTAGATACTGCTGCTAGCCTAACAGCATTCAAAAACTTCCGTGGTAACCTACGTGAAATGCACCAGCCTTCTGCAGTAGGAAAGGTAGTATCTTTTAAAGAGGATCGCTACTTTGACACACAGACAAAGAAGTTTTATTCTGGTGTTTATGTTTCTGCTTATGTATCTAAGGGTGCACAGGATGCCTGGGAAAAAGTTCTAGATGGAACTTACTCAGGTTTTTCTATTGGTGGTAACATCAAGAAGTATGACGACCAGTACAACGAAAACATGGACAAAGCAGTCCGCATTATCAAAGAGTATGAACTTCACGAACTATCTCTGGTAGACAACCCTGCAAACCAGTTTGCAAATATTTTTTCTATTGAGAAAGTAAATGGAGAAACAACTGTTGATGGCTACCTTGCAAAGACAGAGATTGAAAATGTTTTCTGGGATTCAGAGAACGACATTGTTTTGTTATCAGATTCAGACTCAGCGTTGAGTCCAAAGTCTGGTAAAGAGATGCAGAATATTGGATTTGTTGAGAAAGCAGATTCAGACAATTCTGACATAGTAAAGTTCTTAGTTGATAGTGCTAAAGGCATTAATACAATTGAGATTAACAAGGAGGTAAGTCCTATGGATGAAACAACAAACGAGGCAGTTGAGGTTGCAGCAGAAGCTGTAGCAGCAGAGGCTGCTGTTGAAGAAGCACAGGTCGCTCCAGAGGCTGACACCTCAGTAGAAGCAGCTGATGTCGACGTAGAAAAGTCTTACGACGAAGATATGAAAGACAAGAAGATGAAGGACGAGGACGAGATGAACAAGTCCAAGTCAATGGATTCTATGGACGATGAGGAAGATGACGAGGACGAAATGAACAAGTCTAAGTCAATGGACTCAAAGGACAAGAAAGCTGATGATGCTGAGGTAGCTAAGTCAAACGATGTTGTTGAGACTGCAGTTGCAGACCTAACAGCTACCGTTACAAAAGCCTTTAGCGATCTATCTGAAATTGTAAAAGCTCAGGCTGCACAGATTTCAGAACTAAGCAAGTCTATTGAAGCAGTTAAGAACGACGTAACTGCAAGCAGAGACGTGTTTGATGAATTTGGAAAGAGAATTGACGCAGTTGCTGCTGACACTGCTTTCCGCAAGTCTGGCGATCTTGGCGAGATCGTACAGGAACCTGAAGTTAAGGTTCAAAAATCCCTATGGGGAGGTCGTTTCCTCACTAATAACGACTTATTTAACTAAAATCACTAGGAGGTGAAATATATGTCGGAAAAAGAACTAATTAAGAATTACCCAGGTGCAGAAAACCAGGGTAAGGCAGAAATCAACGGTGACGGATCATTTGCATCTGGTGCTGTTGGTGACGCAACCGCAACTGGCCCAGGTGGAAACCTATCTCCAGCAGCTAGCCTTGGAAACATCGCTACACCAAACTGGGGAGTAACCAATGGACCAAACGCAGTTAATCCAACAGGAACTCCTGGTGGTATCCTTGCTCCAGAGCAGGCTCGTCGCTTCATTGACTATGTTTGGGACGGTACAGTCCTTGCAAAGGATGGACGCAGAGTCACAATGAGAGCAAACACCATTGAGCTTGAGAAGGTTAACGTAGGAGAGCGTGTTATCCGTGCTGCTGCACAGGCTGACCCAGCTTTCGTAAACGCAGGTGCTACCTTTACCAAGGTTGAGCTTACTACCAAGAAGATTCGTCTAGACTGGGAAGTATCAACTGAGGCACTAGAAGACAATATTGAAGGTGGTGCTCTTGAGGATCACCTAGTTCGTCTAATGACAAACGCTTTTGCGAATGACATTGAGGATCTAGCAATTAACGGTGACGGTACAACTGGCGCATTTCTTTCAATCATGGAGGGCTTTGTTCACAAGGCCACCACAGATGGAGATGCACACGAGGCTCTCGTAACAGTAGCAGACAACGCATGGACTACAGACGTAATGCAGAACATTATTCTTGCAATGCCACGTAAGTACCGTGCACTTAAGAACAACCTTAAGTTCTACGCTGGTACAGACGCTTTCCAGGGCATCGTAAAGAACAACGGTACACTAGCTGACGCAATTGCTGAGGCTTTCGTAGACCGTGGTCCAGGCACTGAGCGCAACCGTCAGGCATACCTTGACGGCCAGGCACAGACCTTCGGTGGAGCACGTACAACACGTGTTCTAGGTATTGAAGTTCAGGAAGTTCCTTACTACCCTGCTGGTTATGTTGACCTAACATTCCCACAGAACCGTGTATGGGGATTCCAGAGAGACATTACCGTAAACCGTCAGTATGTTCCAAAGAAGGACACGATTGAGTACACCGTATTCGTTCGCTTTGGCCTTCAGTGGGAAGAGCTTGACGCAGTTGCTTATGCAGATGCTGAGTCAGATTCCTAAAACTGATTAAAACATTAGGGGGCAGACGAAAGTCTGCCCTCTTTTGTTATATTCTGATATAATTAAAACTGGAGAATATTATGGCTGAACTAGTTTCTAATAGCAAGAAAGCTGTTGAAAAAGTTGCCGTACACTCTAACAAGAACTTATTTAAATATGGTCTTGGAGAGCTTAAGATTGGGTACAACATTGTAACCAAAGAAGCATCAGATTTCTGGGTAACTCATGAGGCAGTCCGTATGGCAACGCCAGAAGAGGTAGCCAAAGCTTACACTAGGAGTAAATAATGAATGTACTTAGACAGGCCCCATATGACGACTTTATTAGCTACACGCTAGAGCCATCAACCCAATACAATCTAAAGATTGAAGACTCTGACTACGACATAGTCTTTGAAGACACTGTTGCTTCAAATAACGCTGGTGTCTTATCAATTGGCTGGACAGGTGTCTATGGCGAAGATGACACTCCTTACGATTTTAGAAAGTATGACGATGTTTATCACCTAGAGATTACACTTGGTGATGAAATTGTTGGGGAAGATAATTTAACAATAGAAAGACCATATGTAGATCCAAATACACTTGGACAAACTGCTTCAGACATAGCTGCAGCAAAAGACCATGAAGGACTTGCAAGAGCAATCATTGATGCAATTACTGGTGGTTTTTACTTTAAAACCAAGTGGCTTGAAACAGTTGGTCAGGGTACTGATTACATTCCTCTCTGGGAAAAATCTTACAAGATCTTAAAGGCCTACGAAAATGCAGAGCTAGTTTATGATGCATCGCTAGAAGTTCCAGCTTTGGGTGAATGGAACTATGTAATTACTAAAGACAAGACTGCAATCACCAAAGATCCAGCCTATGTAATTACTGATTTTAATCGTGCAGAGTCTATGCCTGTAGGACTAAACATGGCATCTTCAGATTCTATCAGCATGTTTGATACTTCTGACAGTGGAAACACAATTGCCCTAAAATCTGGGGTATTGTTTCCACAAGGAACAGACTACCTAATCCTGTTAGAAACAGGACACAGAGTAGTACCTTATGACATTCAGGATGCCACCAAAATGTTGATCAATGATCTTTCTTGTGGCAAGCTAGAATACTTTAAGAGATATGTTACAGACTATTCAACAGACCAGTTTAAAATTAAGATTGATGCCTCTGCCCTTTCTGGAACAGGCAACATCCTAGTTGACAAGATTCTAGACAAATACATCACAGACGTAAAGAAGCCAGGAATGCTATAATGAGCTGCTGCGATGACACTACAGACTTTGTTTATCCAATGCTTGCAGATGTTTATTACCCAATAATCACGCAAGGTCCTTTTGGAGAAATTAAAAAAGAATGGGTGTTTGATCGCACAATCTCTTGTAATGCAACCCCAGTAGGTGGAGCAGGCTCTGAGCAGATTAAGCCAGATATGTTTTTGCAGTATGAAGATAAGCTTGTCGTAAGAAGCAGGGCAGACATAAGAATAAGATCTAACCTAGCACAAGAGGCAGTAACCAATATCTTAATTAGTAATATTAGGCTTTCTCATGGTCAAATGGTTTACAAAGAAACAGCTGGCCCAAGAGCTAACAAAGGTACTATCTACGAGGTGGCAACCCTAGAGCCATTTACTGGACCATTCAACAATATTGAATATTACAAGATGCTTTGGAGAAGAACTGAGTCTCAGGCGGTGGGAGACTAATGAAGGTCAATCTTAATTCAGCATCCCTTGAAAAAAGCTTGATAAACGTTGTAAACTATTCTTTTGGTTTTCTTGAAGGAGCTCAAGCAGGCAAAAGAGTGATGCTAGATAACTTGGGTGAAGGAACTATTGAGGCACTTGGACAGTACATAGACGCAATGGCCAGGGGAGATCAGTATGCAATGCACCATGTTTATGAGTGGTATCAGACTGGTTCACCAGCAGCTAGATTGTTTGATTTACAATATACCGTAAGCAATGCAGGACTATCTGTTAAGTCTTCATTTAGACAATCAACTACAGTATCTGAAAATAGCACTGAGCCATTTTATGACAAAGCAAGAATTATGGAACAAGGAATACCAGTCACTATTTCACCAAAAAGAAAGGCTTTGGTATTTGAAGAAGGTGGAGAGACCATCTTTGTTTCTAAGCCAATTACAATTAGTAATCCTGGTGGTACTGCAGTAGAGGGTGCTTACGAAAGAGTGTTTGACTCATTCTTTAGCTCCTATTTTACCCAAGCATTTTTAAAATCTTCTGGGCTATTTGATTATATTTCAAAACCAGTTCTATACAAAAAGAACGTTGCAGCAGGGGCCAAGGGTGGTCGCCAGGTTGGCAAAAAAGTAGGGTATACTTGGATTGCAAATGCAACAGTAGGAGTTAACTAATGACAACTTATAAGGCTTCAGATCTTCCGTTTCCACCACACTGGATTAACGAATACCTATACAAACAACTCTCTAAGTACGAAGGCATTAACATGTCTGAGGGCGCAGGAGTTGGTGGGGTAGTTCCAATCTTTGCAGTTACCCCAACAAACACAGAAGAAATATACAAAAACCTTACACAGTCAATCCCAGTAGAACAGCCCCTATTGATTCAGTACGATAGGTTAATTAGATTTAGGCCAAATTCGTTCTACCCAAGAAAAAGAGAACAGCTACTATACTACCTATACAGCACAGACCTTGCAACCGTAAACTATGCAAATATCCTGATATCACAGCTACTAGATAGAGAAGACGCAGCAGCACAAGACCTAAACACTTTTATTAGGGATGAGTCTACCCTCAGCTTCCCAAAGAACGTATTCTTTCAGTCTATGAGGGTATATCAGGCTGACGAGACAAGAGACGTAATAGAGCTGGCTTCAGCTAGAACCGTATTTATTAATAAGCTTATTATTGAGTATGACTACCATGCAAACTGGGGTACAGTAAATGACCCAGACCAAAATCAATTTAGATAAAAAGACTGGTATAATTAATTATTGAGGAAACAACCGCCATTTATAATTTAATACACTATTATGAAAGAGGTGAAAATTATGGCATATACTCGTGGTGACTCCACTAACATTATCGTAGGTGCAGCGTCGTTCTTTGTTGCAGACACAACACTGGACTCAGGCACACTTCCTACTCCTGTTACTGATGAGTCTTATCGTGAAACTTTGTCAGAGAACAACTCAGGTTTTACAAACGTTGGTTACACAATGAATGGACTTGAGATTCAGTTCCAGCCAGACTTCGGAGAAGTTCAGGTTGACCAGCTACTTGACGTAGCAAAGCTATTCAAGCAGGGCATGCAGGTTAACTTGAACACTGCGTTTGCAGAGGCTACACTAGAAAACCTTCTAGTTGCTCTTGCATACGGAGACGACAAGCTAACAGGCGACAAGACAACTTCTTCTGGATTGGTTCTAAACCTATCTGCTGGAGATCTTGGTGAGTGCCCAGTTGAGCGTGGAATCGTTGCAGTAGGACCAGGCACAGGTGACTGTGAAATCGGTTCTTCTCTAGAGCGTGTTTACGCAGCATACCGTGCATTGTCAATTGAGAATGTTACAGTTTCTGCTAAGCGTGACGAGCCTTCCATGTTCGAGGTATCCTTCCGTCTTCTACCAGACGACGCTGATGGTTCCTATGGAAAGATCATTGACCGCACAATTACTGTTGCATCATAATCTATAAAACTAAAAGACAAGCCCATCACTTAATTGTGGTGGGTTTTGTCGTTTTGTGGTAAACTTGTATTATGCCAACAGAAGTATACAAAACAGGATATGTAAGAACAATTGATGGATTAGAGATTGAAATAATCCCAATTAAGATAAAGTATCTTAAACAGTTAATGATTGCTTTTGATGCCGTTCAGGAATCTAAAAGCGAAGATAAAACTATTGAAATTCTAGCAGAATGCTGCAGAATAGCTATGAAACAATATTGTCCAGAGTTTTCAAATAGTCTTAGCGATATTGAAGACAACTTTGACTTAAACGCAATCTATGACATTTTGTATTACTCAGCTGGAATTAACATTAAAAAGAACTCAGAAGAAGATGTTGTAGACCAAGCAAAAAGAGAAGAAAATGAAGCCAACTGGAATAACCTTGATTTGGCCAAGCTTGAGTCTGAGGTATTTTTGCTGGGTATCTGGAAAAACTTTGATGAACTAGAATCATCAATCTCTATAGAAGAGCTAATGCAAATCCTATCAATTACCAGAGAACTAGACTACGAAGAAAAGAAGTTTTCTGCAGCCCTCCAAGGTGTTGATCTAGATGCAAACTCAGAAAAGTCTGATGGAAAAGTCAGGGGACAGAAGGAGTGGGAAGACATGAAGGCTAGAGTCTTTAGCCGTGGAGCTACTAGCGACTCAAATGACGTTCTTTCTCTGCAAGGACAGAACGCTAAAAAAGCTGGTTTTGGTATTGGCATGGGTCTAGGGTATGAAGACCTTAGAGACCCAAAGGTCTTGAAAAATAGCTAGTCTATGCTATAATAAGAATAGCCTAAAAATGGGTAGAACAAGGAGAAAACATGGCAACAACAACATATCAAGCAGAAACACTAACACTTATTGATGGTACAACTATTGAGGTTCGTCCATTGAAAATCTCGCTTTTAAAGCCTTTTATGAAAAAGTTTGAGGGAGTTACGGCAGTTGCAGAGGACAATGAAAAATCTATGAACCTTCTTTTGGAGTGCGTAGCTATTGCAATGAAACAGTATAGCCCAGAGCTAGCTGCTGACCCTGCAAAGCTAGAGGATCTTCTAGATTTGCCAACAGTCTACAAGATTGTTGAAGCTGCATCAGGTGCCAACCTGAGTGGAGCAAATATAATTGCATAGCTAAGAAAGGTGAATATTAATGGCTGATGTTAATGCCAATATTGGCGTAAATATTGATACGTCTGATGCATTAAATCAGCTAAAAAATCTGCAACGACAGATTTCTCAATTTCACCAGTCTGTAGCAAAATCATCTTCAACTGCAGCAGTTGCTCAGCGTGACCTGCAGAAGAACTTTGTTAATAGCGTAAATGCTATTCAGGGTTTTTCTGCAGAGTTACGGACTGTAAGAACAAGTGCGGAATCTTTTACCAACTCCCTTGAGAAAAATAAATTTTCTATGCGGGAGTATTTCCGCTATGCTGCAGGAGCTACACAAACCTTTGGTAGAAGATTTGGTGCAGAATTTTCCACCATTGAGAAAACAGCAATTGAGCGTGTAAAAACTTTACAGACCCAATACATTAAGATGGGTCGTGATGCTCAGGGTGCTATGCAAGCAATTGCAATTAGGCCAACTATTCTTAATATGCAGGATCTGGGAACTCAGACTGCAATCACTGCTCAAAAGCAAGTACTGTTTAATCAGCTAGTTAAACAAGGCTCAACCAATCTTCTAAACTTTGGTAAGAATACCCAGTGGGCTGGTCGTCAGCTTATGGTTGGTTTTACCCTCCCACTTGCTACTCTTGGTATGACTGCTGGTCGTGTCTTTATGGACATGGAAAAAGCAGCAATCAAATTTAAAAAGGTTTATGGCGATCTGTTCACTGCTCCTGAAGAAACTCAGAAAGCAATGGATGCTGTTACTGAGCTTGGTCTTGCTTACACTAAGTATGGTGTTGCAGTATCAGACTCCCTAAGCGTTGCAGCAGATGCAGCAGCCGCTGGTTTCCAGGGGGTAGACTTACAAAACCAGACTACAGCATCTCTAAAGCTATCCGTATTAGGACAGATGGAACTACAAAAAGCTCTAGAGACTACTATTGCTTTGCAAAACGCTTTTAGAATTTCTTCTGAAGATCTTGTTTCTACAATTGACTTCTTAAACGCAGTAGAAAACCAAACAGTAGTATCCCTTGATGATATTACAGAAGCTACCCCAAGAGTTGCAACAGTTATTCAGTCTCTTGGTGGAGACGTAAAAGACTTGGCCTTCTTCCTAGCAGCTATGAAGGAAGGTGGCGTAAACGCAGCTCAAGGAGCTAACGCACTAAAGTCTGGTCTAGCATCTCTGATCAACCCAACAGAAAGAGCATCAGAGTTTCTTGCTGGACTGGGTGTAAATATTCGTGCAATTGTTAGTGAAAACCAAGGAGACCTAAGAGCAACAGTTCTTGGTTTTGCAAGGGCACTAGATCAGCTTGACCCAATGAGAAGAGCTCAGGCTATTGAACAGCTATTTGGAAAGTTCCAGTTCGCACGTATCTCTGCATTATTTGATAACGTAATCAGAGAAGGTAGCCAGGCATCACGAGTTCTTGACTTAGCAGGCTCATCAGTTTCAGATCTTGCAACCTTGTCAGAAAAAGAGCTTGGTGTTCAGGCCGAATCGTCAATGAACAAATTTACAAGTGCTATTGAAAGAATGAAGGTAGCTCTTGTTCCACTAGGACAATTGTTCTTAGATATTGCAACACCATTTATTGATTTTGGAACTAAGGTTTTGGATGCATTTAATGCTCTTCCAGACGGAATAAGACAAACCATTGGAACTGTAATCACTGTTGTTGGTGGTTTGGGTCCTGTTCTTCTAATGCTCTTTGGTCTAATTAATAACGGTATTGCTAATATGATTAAGTTCTTTGCTACCGTTCGTCTTGGCTATCTAAAGATGACTGGTCAAGCCAAGGGCATTGGTGACGAAACGCAATACATGACACAGGAACAGCTAGAGGCTTCTGCTGCAGCTGCTTCTCTAGACCAAGCTCACTCAAACCTTACACAGCGTTTTACAGCAGAAAAGGTTGCAGTAGACGCTCTTCGTGACGCATACACTCAAGCTGTGGCTGCTGGAAACCGTTTTGCACTGCTTAACCCAGGAATGATGAAGCCTGGAGCCAACCCAACAAAAATGGCAAAGGGTGGAGTTGTAACTGTTGGTGGTCGTGGAAACAGAGATACAGAGCCAGCATTACTAACACCTGGCGAAGCTGTTATTCCAGCAGACATGGTTAAAAAATATCAGCCACTAATTCAAGGAATGATTGCAGGAAATATTCCAGGATATGCAAATGGCGTTATGCTTGGAATGCCTAAGTCAGCAAAATCTGTTTCTAAGAGTAGGCAAGCTGCTGATGAGATTTATCAGATGTTCTTAAAGAGCAGTTATGCCAACACTGCTCCAACAGAATACGGTCACCAGATTTCTCCAACATCTGGACACAGCTTCCCAATTTTTGGTTTGGGTGGAGTATATCAAAAGGGTAACAAGCAGGTGTTCGTAAAGCCAGTGCTAGATGAAAAAGCAGCACTTGCAGAAATGCGATCAACTGAAATTTCAAGAAGAGCTCATGGCCTAGAAGCCCCACAGCAAAGAATTGTTGTAATTAGAGATCCACTAGACACAACAAGACAAAGAAGATTCCTTGCTCTTGAATCTGATCTTGATCCTAAGTTTGTTAATAATCAGCCAATGGGTCTGTTTAACGAAGAACAATACTTTAGACAGCTAGTTGCATCCTTACTCCGTGTTGACAAAGATTTGTCTGGTGCAAATGTTTATGGAAACGTAGTTGCTGATGCAGGACCTGCAGGTGTATTTAGCAGGGCATCTGGACTAAGAGATTACGAGCGCAATCTTCCATCAATGGAAGAACAAGCAATTATAAACCTACTTGGTATTAAGGGTGGTGCCAAGAGAGCATTTGCAGAATCAACACTAGGGTTGATGGCAGGACTAACTCCAGAGCAATACAGACAAAGAATGCTTGGAGAAATTCAAACAGTTCTTCCAAAACTAAAAGAAACTATTGCATCATTTAAACTAACTAACCCAACAGAGGTTGGTGTTTATGATGACATGATTCGCAGGCTTGAACAAGGACTTGGTGTTGACTGGTCTAAATTCCATGCTATCCACTCTGCAGTAAAGCCAGCTAAGCCAAAGGTTAAGACGCAAACAATCCCAGGATTTAATAATGGAATAGTATCAGTGCCAGGACCAAAGGGTGCGGGAGATGTTGTTGCAGCAATGCTTTCTCCAGGAGAAGCAGTTATTCCAGCTGAGATGGCAAAGAAGTATGCACCAATCATCCAAGGCATGATCGCTGGAAATATTCCAGGATATCAGAACGGAAGAGGCGGTGCTGCAAACTTTGGTGCTGGTCAAATACAAATTGCTAATAAGGCCTCAGCAAGAGCACTTGAAATTTATTACAACAAACTTCTTCAGTTAAACAATTCAACAGATGAAGTAAACAGAATGTTTGCTGAGCTTGTCGCTGCTGCAGAAAAGAATAAAGATGGTCTTGTTATTTTAACTAGAGCACAAGCAGAAGAAGCGGCAGCAGCAAACGAAAATATTAAAACAAGCAAACGTTCTGACTTGCAATTAGGTCATTTGCAAGGAACTACAAGAATTCTTCCAAGTGGGCAAAGAGAAACTGGAAGCTTTGTTCGTGCAATGACTCCAACTCAAAACAAAAAACTTGATCAGGGTGGCCAAGCTGTTGACGAATTTAGCACAGAATGGTTTAAAGCTGGCGATGCTCTTGTAGACACCGTAAAGCTTGGTGGGGCAGAGATTACTGCTGGAATTGCAAAAGCAACAGCTGAAATTGACAGGGAAATTCATGATATTGCAGTGGCTACTGCAGAAAATGGAAAAATAACAGATGAGATACTTGCTAGGGCTGCAGATCAGGCTCTGGCAAATGCAAAAGCACGTGGTGGAGATAGTGCAACAGCCGCTACAGCTCTTGAAAAAACAAAGAGTATGACAGTTGTAAAACAGGCAACTGTTGAAACACTAAAAAATTCTCAAGCTTTAAAAGATACTGGAATTGAATTTGGTAATGCAACATATCAGCAGATAATAACAAAACTAGAATCTGAAGGTTTCTTAAAAGCAGTAACTACTTCTGGCGGAAGAACAGACTATGTGGCTACAGAAAAAGGTGCTGCATTTAGTGCTCAGGGAGCTGGAGGAAGAGTTGCAAGAACAAGATCTAGTGGAGAAGTAGTCCCAGCTGAAAGATTTGCATCTGGAAAGTCCTACCTTGACATTAAAGAAAAAACAGCAAAGCTTGTAGCAGAAGTTAGAAATGAAATTGGAAACGAACTAGACAAGGCCTCAAGAGCCAAGTCTCCATCAGAAAAAACCATTAAAGCAACTAAAAACATGGTTGATGGTGTAACAGAGACCCTAGTTAATTCTAAAGATGATGTGGCTAGAGCAGCGGAAACAATGGTTTCTCCTGTTACTGGTAAAGGCAGGGGACCAAGGAGAGCAAGCTCAAACCCAGAAATTATGGCGGCACTTGCTGCTAATCAAGCACAGCCAGTTACTCAGGCAACTAGGTCTTCAAGAAGAGCTTACTCAAGTGGTATGGCTCCAAGAAGTCCAGGGGAGCGTGGATTTATTGGTCCATTAATGCAAGATCCAAACACAATAGTTGAAACTAATAACAAGCTTTCTAACTTTGGAGATACAATATCTAAAGTAGCAATAGGACTTTCTTCTATAACTGGAATTCTTTTTATGTTTGGTGGAGAAATGTCAGCCATAGCTGGAACGATCTCTCTAGCCACTGGTGCAATATTTGCCTTGATTCAAATTACAGATGCATTAAGAAGTCTTCAGCTGGTAGAGCTTGCTAGAGCTAGATATCAAGCAGTTGCAGATGCAATTAAATTAGCAACGACTGCAGCTGCTTCAGCAGGGTTGGGCGTTTTTGCAACTGTAACTTCAGTTGCCAGCGCTGCATTGACAGCATTGCTTGGACCAGTAGGCCTTATCGCATTGGGAGTAGCAGCAGCCGCAGCTGCACTAATTGGCTTAGGCTTTATTATCAAGGGCCAGATGGACAAGCTAGACGCTTTTGGCAAGATTGTAGACGTTACTGCAGATCAAATTAAATTCCTTGGTGAAAGAGCAGGAGAAGTTCCAGTTCTAGAAACTGGTTTTGATACTGCCACAGCATCCTCACTAGAAGAGGTTAATACTGCTGCTGCAAAGCAAAGAGCAGAAGACGAAGAATTTCAAACTCAGTTTGCAACTCAAATACAGGGTGCAAAAGATGGAGCTAAAAAGTCTGTAGAAGATGCATTAAACTTCCTGGCTTTCCAGCTATCTTCTTCTGGACTTAGTGACAAGGTTGTGTCAGAAACAATCGCTGGAATTATTAGAGCATCAAAACGAACTGACATTCAATTTGACTTTGCAAGTGTTGGAATTTCGCCAGAAAATACAGATGCTTTGGTAAACAACTTTAAAGCTCAAGCAGAAAAAGTAGGAAGTATTGATTTTGGTGGTAACGTTGCAAAAAGCTTAACATCATTAACAAAAAGCTTTGCCTTACAACTTCAGGGTGAACAGATTGGCTTAGAAGAGTATACTCGTCAGCTAGGTATTTTAAGAGAGTCCATAGGTTTAATTGAAAACCAGACTGTCAGGGGCAACGTTATAAACGCAGCAGTTGATAGTTTAATTTCTGATGAAGGACTTAGAGAACAGATAAAGTCTGTGAAAGATTTAGATAAAAGATTCTTGCTTTTGCAAGCATCTGGTAGTGCAACTGGTCTTGTTATGGATGATCTAGTAGAGATGGCAAAGAGGAATACTGTAGGAAATGATGCGCTGTCTAGGGCAATTCAGGAAAAAACTGCAGCACAAATAGAGTCTAACAAAGTATCTCAAAAAGACATAGACCTGGGAGAAATTACAGAAGAAGCTCAGGGTATACTTGACACTGAAATTACATCAATAAATAATAAAATTACAGCTTACGGTTTATTAACAAAAGCTGGATACGA